CCTTAGGTTCTTCAACTACGCCATTAACAACTAACAGTTCGTATATTTCTGCTTTAGAACTTCCTCCATACTCTGCTATTCCCTTTTTCCAGTCGGTGTTATCTTTGTGATTCGGCCCTTTTGCAACCAGGCGAACGGAGGCATCAGTCTCCACAACACTCATAAGCGCGTTTTTATTAATTGCTTTATTAAGGGCATCCATACTTCTGGGGTCCCTTGGAGAATACTCGACCGTATCGTATGTGAATGTACCATCGTCCGGTCTGCCTTCCGACATGCGGGTCTCTCGTATAGCTTGTAACTGCCTTTGACGTGATGACCTAAAAACCCTACTTGCGTGTGTTCTGTCGCCGAATTCAGTGTGCCCCAAAATCGCAGCAGTTTGTTTTATGGATTCTGTGTAAACATTCATTTTAGCCTCTATCGAGTTTCCTTTTAAAGTGCTCGATACTTGGGTCCAAACTGATGAATAAGTGACACCAGCGAACGCGGCGCTGTTCAGTTTTTCGAAAATCCTATCGCGGAGTTGACTTTCGTTTGTTATTTTTCCGTCTTCTGTCTCTTGAGCAAGGACCATTATTAGACTAGTTGTGCGATTATTTTTTTGAAGTGGTGTTATAGGCGTACCATCTTGAGCCAATTTATCTTCGGCCTGTAGTGCTGTTCTTATATTATTTTGCTCGGAATTCACCATCCTAAGAAATGCAGCTTGGTCATAATCTGCGCCGGTAAGGTTGTTATCTTTTTCCCACTTCTCTGTGAAGGCTTTCAGCTGTCTTCGGTTCATAATATATGGCTGCCCATCCTTGCTGAGTTCAGCTCTTGCAGTAAACCAGTCGGATTGGATGGTTCTGTCGTTTTTGGCTCTTGTGATATTGCCAACCGTATATTCGTCTTTTATATCTTGGATTTGGTCATCTTGTAGGCGACGTATAGCCGCATCGACCTGGCCATCTTCAGACAATGACAGCCCGCTTGCGATTTTGACAATCCGCCCATCTTTATTTTCATGGCGAGGAAGTTTTTTATTGTCACTTAATGCTAAAAACTCCGTTAATACACTAATGCCTTGTGCGCCGCCTTTCCCCTCAGCATACGCTAACATATCCTTAACAAACTCTGCTCGCGAAGAACCCGCAGTTTGTCCTGATACGCGAAACATTGTTTGTCTAATATTCCAAGCTGTACTAACAGCTTGTTCTGTAGTTAGGTTTTCGTCGTTAAGTATATTAACAGTTTGTTCGCTGATATTTGCTTTGTGACTTTCTTGTTGGTACTTCTTTCGATACGCAGCATGGCTAGTAGTAAGGTTAGCAGATGCTTGCTGTATAATAGGGGATGCTCCCGCAATGTAATGTGGGTTTGTTCCTAACGCATTAAGATAAGTTTGCGTTTCTCCAGCCATCCATTCAGGAAAGCTTCCGATTTCATTTTTATTCTCTTCGTACTTAGCAATTGTATCTGCTCGCCAACGGGTGGCATGATTATATCCCAGTACTTCATTATACGAGGCTTGCCATATGTCGCTTTTATCAGGGTGTATAGCTTCTGCACTTACAGTATCCAGCACCTGCCCGGCGTCTATCTTCTGGAGAAGAGCCGCTCGTGTGGCCGTAGCTTTATCTGTTTTATCTTGTTTGTCTTGCCAGATTTTCTCTTCAATTTTAACTTCCGCAGAAGCAACTCCTAGAGTTTGTTTAAGGTCTTTCAGCCCTTGACCGTCATTATACACCTCGGCGGAATATTGCGGCTTCACTTGTACAAACGTATCCACAGGTGTCCTGAGGTTACGCATTCCTCGTACTTCAGGGACATCTATTTCACGTCGGATACGTTGTCGGTCCCGCGAAATTTGTCTAGTAGCCATTACCAAGGTACTCCTGTGTGGCCACTTGAATTCCTGTTGTAAGCAGCCGTCTTGGCAGATGTGGGTGACTTGAACAAGCCCTTCTTATCCCCATAAGAAACTCCCGCTCCTGCAATTTCTAACATCGGACCCAACGGGCTTGGACCTGAGTGATATGGCATGAGCCTGTTTTCTTCTATTCTAGATGCTTCTTTTGCTTTAATACCTCGTTTATCCGATTCTAATTGATTACCAACTTGTGCCATTTCTTCTAAGGCGTTCTGCTCACTTCTGGCTCCAGCAGCATTAAGTTCGTCATACGCTTCAACAACAGAGCCAGCGAGGTTTAGCCCTGCGCCAGATGCCGACACTAACAATTCAGCGGCTGTCCCTCTGCTGGACAATTCATTTTCGTAAGCATCTTCAAGTATTCTCTGATTTTCCATACGGGCTCTATCTTCAAGTCCATCGCGCTCTTCGTTTGCGGAAACTCTCGCCCGCATATCCGATTCCATCTTAGCAGAATTTTCTGCACTTATAGCGGCGTTCTTGGCCTTTGATTCTTGAGAGGAAGCCGCAAACCCCGCGCCAGCTGTTACTATCGCGAGTGCTAAACCGATTGACGCGGGATCACACATTTATTTTCCTAACTTTGCAAACTCATAGAAATCTTTTTTAAAAGGACCGTAAGGACACCTGCGTATAAATACAAATCCCAACCATTTTAGCCACTTGTGGTGTACATGGTTTCTGACATCTGTATAGTTCCATAGAAGTTTGTGTTTTATATGGAGTTCTTTGACATATTGTTTGTTGAGGCGCAGGAATGGTATTGTAAATTGCTCTAACACATGTGTCCCGACCATCCACACTGATCCGTTTGGAGAAGTCCCAAATATCATAAAAGGTTTATTATTTTTAGTAGCTACCTTTAAATAATCAGCCGACATTGCCCCTGCGAAAACAGATGTAAACGCATCGTTTCCAGAGGCTGCGTATAGTTCGTTAATATCAGATTTTCTGAGGTTGTTAGAGAGATACGATATATCGTTGATTTCACAGCCTCGTATTTTATACTCTTCTTGTTTTTGGGGTATACATTGCTTCCCATTCTGTTGACGAGAATGCGGAGTTAAATGGGGTGTCATTTTTAATTGATACTTCTACTTCGTCATTTTTACTAAATACGGGAAATCTAAATTCACCAGTGTCATATCCTGTTTGGCCAATTATGTTCCCACTCGCGCCCAGAACTCGCCCAGTGAATGCGTAAGTCTTTGTGGGTTTGTTAGTAGGGGTCACTTCGACTTCAAACTGAGACGTATTTAAATATAAAAGAGACATATACCTAAGTTGCAGTCTTCCATCTTGAATAGGGACCTGTGATCCTCTTTCTCCTTCCCGCAGGAATTGGGTGCTATACTGGTATTCGAATGTGTAAGGCAGACCAATATGGAAAGACTTGGCTGTAAAATCTCCTTCAACTACTATTTGTGTTGTAGTTTGCGAGATTATCGGAGGTATTGTGCCGTCACTTTCTACAATTTGCCACGTTGCCGTTTCAATATAAGGGACGGTTATGGTTGTCCTATTTGTTGTGCTGTCAAAGCTTTCAGTACACTCCGCTTGCGTAACCCGCCGGTCTAATAGGACATCGTTTGGTGTTCCATCAACGCCTTCCCCTTCAGAAAGCGTCAGCTTATCAATGTGAACTCCTGAATTAGACTTGTAGACAATAAACAGGTCTTGCTCCAGGAATTCCATGGTTAGGACAGTGTACCCCGCTGGGAATTCCCATTTACCCCAAGATGATTGTAGTTTTTCATCTCCTGACATAAACCATTTGTAGATATAAAGAGCATCTGTGTCCCCGGAACTAAGGACAGCCATTATGTCATCTGTAGTAGATGAGGACATTTTTACAATATTAGAAGGGATGTATCGTGGTATCTGAATGGTTATTTCAGAGCTGTCTTTGTTATCCGTTTGATCGGTTATAAACAATTCTCTAAGGTTTGCATGTGCAGTGCCGTCTACCGCAAAATATACATTAGGACCAACAGAAGTAGGTTTGGCATTGATCGACGCATCAAAGCTGGTGGCCACATCAAGGCCGATTGTTTTCGGAGACAAAATATCTCCCTGAGTTACTTCAAACTGAACCTTATCTGAAAACAGCATTAACGTTCTGTTATACGGAATAGCGTGGTATAAAGTAGAAATCCTGTTGGTAGTGGAGGCAACGTCGATCCGCTCGGTGTCTAGAAGCTGTACAGCTGTGGTACGCCAGAAATTTTCAAACTCTTGGTTTTCGCTAAATATTACATTTTCACCGGACAGAAACCCCATCCGTCCTTTATGCAGGAAAATATCATTTATTTTTCCTCCTACAAATGAAGGGTCACTATTAGTATTATCATCTCCCGCTAAACGGGTTTTCCAAATGTCTTTATCAAATGTAAATGTTCCGTCAGCGTTTCGCACCAGAGTGTGTGGCATTGTCGTATCTGTGTATTCTCGTCCAGCGCCGTGGCCTACTGTTTCGGTCCATACATTATCTAGGTAGAAAACCCAATAGTCGTCGCCGGATTCTTCAACATCTCCGCGAACTTTAACTAAACGGTTATCGATATCTTGAGGAGGCAGCTTTGAGAACTCTTGTATCTCATCCTTAAACACCCGCATCGACCTTCCGCCGAATCCCTCGGACACTTCGATTTTGTCAGAAGTAGCCAATCCGCTCATGCAAACTGCGGAATTTTCTGTAGTCGCAGCAAACCCTGCGGTAACCAGTGCGTTTTTTAAGGCAGTCGCTATTTCGTCGGTGCCCTCTAATGCAGTAGATGCCGATACATTTGTCTGTGTAGTATGACTTGCCCGAAGCGTATTGTTTACATATATCGCATAAGTCTTATTGGCTACAGCTTGGAAAATGTAGATCGTTGCTTGTGTACGTGGATCAACTCTGCTTTCTGTCGTTGCGGCGGCGGCGGTAGTCACCGACGTGTTCACAACCCATGTTTGATCAGCAACCGACAGGAACCGTAAGTTTTTATTTGGGGTTGCTGTCGTCAAGTACGATTTTCCACTGGGAAAACTTACGGTCTTTTTTGTCCCATCAAGATCGTAGACTTCTAGATCGCCGTTGACACATACAATAAAGTATTTTTCAGTGTCATCCCTTTGTACTAAATGTATAGCGGCGTCATTGGGAATGGTGACTGATGTGTTTAACGCGGACACATAACTTGTGTTAGGCCGTTTTTGCAAACCCGTGACAACTGACGGGAATGCGTTCTTCATCTCTTTACAACTTGTTTCTAATCTAATGGGCGGGGGCTGTTGTGACACCCCGTTTATCATGTTTGGCAAAGAAGATGAAATAAGTGGCATTAGTAGGCACCTCGTGTGAACGAGTGACGCCTCAGAATGCTTTGGGGAGTAAGGTCATCTTTAATCATGTTGTAGTCCCCCGCCCATACTTCATCGTTCTGTAACGCAGCATATGCCATTGCTTCGTCGGTTCTTGAGGTATCGGTAACCAGCGCACCTAAATGCCTTTCTTGAAATATTCTTGCGGCTTTTAGTGTGACATATCGACGTGCTGTTTCAGGGAGATCATCAAACCCCAGGAGCACCACTATATCTACCGTAATTTTGGTCGCGTCTGGAGAGAACGTATGGTTTTTACGGTCGTATAAAAACTTGCCACGTAGAACTAAATCCAAGTCTGTACCTGAGCTTGAATCAACCGTGTTCACTGTGTCCACCCTTGCAGTATTTGCAGGAACAGCGAACTTATTGTCTGAATCTTTTAATATTGGAAAACCAATTTCTGTATTAAAGTTCCACCCTAAGCTTTGTATTTCTCTATTTATTCCTGCAAGTATAGTACGCGCGATGGTAGCATCAACAACGTTGTCATCTTCAAGAGTATTCACGGGGCTTTCACCCATCATCGAGAGCATAACGTTTACTGCTTCTAGCTCTGTAGTAGGGGTGACGACTGTCATTGAAAACTTCCATTAAAAATAGAGGCACCCCAGAAATAAATCCAGGGTGCCTCTTGTGGCGAAGTACTACGAGGTAGCGTTTTTGATAGCAATCATGCACTCAGGACGCAAAGTAGCGTGCCCAACAGCCATCTTAGACAGCATCAATGTACCCTGCCGTCTGATATCATATTCTGATTCAGAACTAACAGATAAAAGCTCTACAGTACCTAACGCTTGTTTTTGCATTACCACTGCCAGGAAACTACTGGCGTTCACACCGTACTTGTTAGCAGCAGTGTCAGTGGTTACAGACGGGTGGTTAAGCGCAAGATTGTTGGTCATTACAACCTGCATTCCTGCAACATTAATCACAGTTCCGTCAGAATAGACACCGTTAGTTCCGCCAAAGTCGCGGTTTACGATCTTGTCGTTCTGGACAATGCCGTAGTACGCAGCTGGCGTTACAAATATAAAACGGTCATTTCGCGGAACGTTCTTTTCGTCCAGCTTCTGTGCCGCAGTGTAGATTTGTCCGACGAGAGTGGATACGTCAGCTACAACTGCCATGTTCAAGACGGCAGCCTGCACAATCTTTTCAGACGTTCCTTGATCTGCAATCGCAGTTGGAGGGGTGGCACAATCTTTAATCGCCATAGACAACAGATTGCGGTCATACGTTTGAGCAAGTGCTTGCCCAAGCTGAGTAGTGTACTCGCTCCTTACGTCATAGTGATTTTTCGCGTCGTCAATTTGTGCAATAAATGCATGACTAATAAGTAAATCATCAATCGTGATAACTTTTTCGTTATGCTTAATTGCAGTACCGACAATTTCGGCACCTGGCGAATGATAAGACGCTACAGTTTTACCGACTGCCGGGAATTGAGCCGATTTACCAGATGAGATATTACGTTGTCGCACTCGTTCTTTCATCACCGTAGAGGCATTAAACGAGGCCATAACCTCACCGCTAAAGATTTTCAAGAAAAGTGCATCAAAACCTGTTCCCGTTGCTTCAACGAGACCAAGGCGTGACACGGTGGCATTAGCCATTCGCTTCGATCCTTTTTAAAATTAAACTAAAGTATGTTTCTTCAAGCACTTCACGGGAAACAGGATTATCCATCGTAATGGTCCGGTTATTTGAAGCAGCGAAGATTCAGACCGTCGTCTGAACGCCCTCCTGAAGAGGAGCAGCGTTATTTTCTGGATCGGTTTTTAGATTTATTAGCTATGCTTAAATTGCTTACTGAGTTATTCTGTGGATTCCTATCTTTATGGTGCACGTCTTTGCCAGAAACGGCACCTGCACCTTTCTTCTTTATCATTAAAGCGCGAGCAGCATTACGCTTTGCGCGGTTCTTTTTTTGCTCAGGGCGCTTATGGTAGCTGTCGTACTCATTTCGATAATTTCTATTCATTTGAATGATTCCTCACCGATGCCCCACGCCACTAGTGCTCTGCGTTTACCGAGAAAAACAGGGTTCGCTCTGTGCCACAAGAAACTAGGAAACACTGTTGCTAACCCTTGGGTTTTATCTGTTTGGTGGCAATCGTTTGTACGCACACTAAGTCCTCCTCCTAAATATGACTTAGGAGGGCTGAGGTTGATGCTTAATGTTAGTTTTCTTTTTAATACGGATTCTTCGTTATGCCCGTTGTCTACATGAGACATATAAAACCCAAGGGGCTTATAGGTGGTGTATTGGAGTGGCTGCATCCTGTCAAATTGAAAGCCGAAGAATGCAGCCGCCTCAGTCATTGCATCTAAAACAGGATTGAAAATATAATTGAGACTTGTTTGTCGTGATATCCATTGGATAGAACAACGCCTATGTAACCAGCTTCGTCCAGCATCCATAGTTTCACCGGGGATAACTGGGACATTTGCTAAATCTCTAATAATTGAAGAACACTGTTCTTCCGTGAAAACCTTAGTTTTGAAAACTTGTATAGGATGGCTAGGCATTTCGAGATTCTAAAATATTGCTTCTTGCTAATTTATTTTCTACATCTGACCGAAACGCCGAATCGTCCCTATATTTTGGGGACTGCATGTCCGTCATAAGCTCTCCCAAGGAACGATAGGCACCGCCAGGTGACGCAACATTTCCTGAAATAGAAGTCCGTGGCTCTTGCCCTTCGCTCATCGAATAACGTGATTTTAATCCGTTTACTGCTAGTTCGACTTGAGCCATGTCTCTGCTATTCACCGCAGAGTTGTAAGCATCAATTTCAGCTTCGCTTAATGAACTTGCGGCCCATGCTACTATCGATTCATACGCCCCCTGACCACCTACCGAATCATATACTTTTGTCTGAGCGACTTCGGTACGCGCGGACTGCGCCTCAATGTAGCTGTTGACGATGGAATTAGGAATTCCAGCTTTTTCTAAATTGTCGTAGCTCTGTTGAGATAACTGACCATCTTCTGCGTACTCATCGGACAAAGATTGGAAATCTATACCAGCAGATTCAACAGCTTCTTTGGCTTCTTGAGGAGTGGTGTCTGTTTGTGGGGACTGGCTTTGGCGCTTCTCAAGTTCGGAATAAGCTTTGGCCATAGCTTCTGGTGATTGGAATTTTTCTGGTAACCATTCTGGGCGGGATTGATCATCTGCGCCATCCTGATCAGTACTATTGACATCAATTCCCATCTCCTTGGCTTCTTGCTCTAGTGTTTTACCTTCGGGTTCTTGTATGGTCGCAGTCACTTGTTCAGCCATTATGTTCCTGTTGCCTCTTGAATTTGCGCGGCCAGCTGTTGTGCCATTTCGGGGTCAATGTTTTGCCCAATGTCTGACGCTGCTTTAACAGCCGGTCCGGTGCCGCCAGCCACAGCTTTTCCAGCCATATCCATCATGCCCTGTTGCTGCGTCTGCTGTTGCTGCGCTTGTTGTGCGGACATTTGTTCTTGCTTAATCTGCTCTTCAGATTTTACCAAGCCGTCCATATCAATTCCGAGAGATGTTCCTCGCCGCTTTATGTAGTCACCAACGTTTAGATAATTTGCCAGAACCTCAGGAGGTAACTGTGCTAATCCCTGGAAGAACATATCTAATTTATTAAGATCATGCCCGCGCCCTAGCGCTTCTAATCCAGTGACAATTGCGGGCTTTACTACGCCTTTTGGAAGCTTAGGAAGACGCTTCTGTTTGGTCATCCTGTCAATAATGCGATTTACGAGAGGTAATTGGAAGGTCTCAGACATTAACGAATAAGTGCCGCCAAGGGCGTCATCCAATTCGGCAGACATGCGTCTTATCTCCTCCGCAGTAACTCTTTCTCCGTCGCGCTGTACGGCAGTGTTCATCAGAAACACAAACGACATTCTCTGTTCAATGCCTTGAGCAGTTTCACGCGCCACGCGCATATCGTTGTATTTATCTGCTTGTAACACTGTCACTTCGTTGGCGTTGCCAGAAACAATTGCCCCGTTTGAGGCGTCGGCAATATCACGGGCGCGTGTGGTCCCATTGGGGTTAACCATGAATACTATCTTGGCGCTCGCTGCTGTCGCTTCTAGTATGGCTTTCGAGATTCCTTCTAAAGAGATCATGTCGCCTTTGTATTGCTCGACATACGAGCGCCCATAGTCTTCCGAATCTATTCTTTCCCAACGTAAAGGCAGCATTGGCGACTTATCAATTGGCCATGAACCTTCCGAACCAGGCACATGTGTGTCGTTAATTTCTTGATGAAGCTTCCACTGTTTTCCGTCACGATACATTGCTGTGTACACATCGACAGATTCATCAGCATTTAATTTACTGTTATCTGATTCTTTCATGTTTTGTAGAACGGCAAGCCGCACGTTTTCGTCCAGGACTTCTGGAGAAACGCTCTCTTTAATAATGATATGCAACGGTGTGCCCATTGGATCGCGCTGGACAACATACCGCCGCAAATCAAATACCCTAGCACCTTCATCTTTTGGTAAATATAGAAGAACATTACCAACAACAATCAACTGTTTTAAAGCTTCAAATATACTTGATCGTAAATTTTGGCTTTCCACTTCAGCTTGGATTGATCTTTCAATTTTGTTCAGGGCTTCTTCTATCTGTGCTCTTGCACCTGGCTGTTGCGCCAGTTCTGCCGCTGTAAAATCATCTATAACAAAACGGAAAAATGGGGTATTAGGGGGGAGCAAGCTTAAAAGCAGCTTTGATGCTAAATTGTTTACTCCCCTTGCCCCAATTCCTTGATACGGTGTGTGAAGTATTGATGAGGAAGAATGCCCCGAATCAGGAAGTAACGAAGGTACTGTGAGTTTCGCGCATTCTCGTCCCCGACTGAGATAGGACTCTCTTTCTGTCGAAAGTTTTTCATATCGGGCAGCACAAGTGACATTACCGTACATAGGGCTTATCCAATATTCAGGGGGGATTTAGTGGTTTCTGGTGTTTTTGGTTTTGACTTTTTCACGGTAGAAGCCTTAACGTCCCCTGTAGAAGGGACTTGAACTTCCGTTAAATCTGCATCTTTGTAGGCGTATGTCATATCACGCCGCGCTGGTTCTTTATAAACCACCGGTGCAGGACTCGATCCCATGCACATTATTTTGGTGTATTCACGCCGCTGCCATCAGAAGCGGTGCTTGTTTTTGAAATGTTAAGCGGTGTTTGGTACTGTTTAGTTCCCTGCGCTTTTTTCTTTTGCTTTTCTGATGTGTTGTCATCGTCCACCCGCTCAGGAACAATCTGTTCTAGTTGTGGAGGGGGAGAAACTGGGGGGGCTGGTGGCGGGGGAGGCGGCGGGGGGCTAGGGCTTGAACCACACATACTTAACGTTCCTCATCTACTAGTTAAAATGTTTTCGTGTTGATCTTCTTTTATGCGTTGAAGATGCTTAACTACCAAGGACGCACCGACGCCTACCCATATTTTCCTTTTTGAATCAGATATATTTGGGCACTTATCAGGAAACTGTGCGTCTAAATAGTCTATTAATTCTTGTGATATAAGAGGGATTTCCATCTTTACTCCCTTCTAGTATGGCCATTATTATTTTTTGGCATACTGTTTTCTCCACAGCCAAGCGTTTAAGTTTGATACAGATTTTGATACACGCATGATTAATTTACTGTTCCAAAACCAGTGGTTATATTCGCGACCAAGTGTCATTCTGTCCTCACTGTTTAACGTAGAATTTATGAAGTCCAATTTGAGACACTAACTGAAAATTTTTCGACCAAAATGGAGTAACATATGCGGCGTGGTAATACGTTGCCTTCGCAACAGTTTTTACAAACATACCGCTTAGTGCTAATTCACTTGCTTTGATTGATTTCTCAAGCGCTTGTGTATCCATAATGTGCCACTCTAATTGCCCATCACAATAATAAGAAAACGCACACTTATTTCTAATTACCCTACCTTTCCACCGCTTTCCTGCATGGACGACTTTGCATATTGTGGAGGGGAATTGATTACTTGATACTCGATTTAAAATTACGTTGGCGACGGCTACTTGTCCCAGCAGGGGTTCTCCTCGTGCCTCATGGTAAACGGCTTCTACGAGACATCCTTTTTCACTGGCGATGGCAGGAGATGTCACTATAAATAACAGCAATAATAAGGCTGTGATTAGCAAGACAAGTAGAGACACTAGCTTCAAACCTAATCGCATTGTTTTTGTCCCGTTGCTGGGTCAATATAACAAGCCTCTGCTTTAGGCTCTTCTTTAATTTCGTTTAAAATTCCATACCTTTTACCAGCCGCACGGAAAGTAGTGATGCCTCTGCATCCTTTTTTCCATGCAGTGAGGTATAAATCTTTAAATTTCTCATAGTTTACATCGTCACCGACATTACAAGTTTTGCTAATGGCACTGTCGATATATTTAGACACAAGAGACAGCACCGCTACGTGTTCTTCGGCGGTGATCTCGTTAGCTGTGCGCCCGTGGACACCTTGTCGATACGCATAATCCTCAACGCGCTCGACTGTGTGGCCATCAAAGTTTTGGATCGTTCTGTCGTAGTACAGCGCAAAAGGCGGCTCGATGCCGCTGCTGACGTTGTCTGCTGTCAAAGAGATCGTTCCCGTAGGTGCGATAGACAATAAGTGACTGTTCCGAATGCCTTGTTGTGCAATCTTGTCTTTTAAATCTTGCGGAAGCGTCTTGATAAATCCAGATTGGAGGTATTTATCTTTATCAAAAAGAGGAAAACTTCCTTTTTCTATAGCTAGATCAGAGCTAGTCGAATAGCAATTGTCTCTAAGTTCCTTCATAACTTTAGTAGTAAACTTTATAAACTTTGGAGAAGCGTATGGATACCCACACATTTCAGCAGCGTTTGCTAATCCAGTTATTCCCAGTCCCATCCGGCGCTTAGATTTAGCTTCTGTTTCTTGTTCTTTTAGCGGATAAGTTGTGCGGTCAATAACGTTATCCATAGCACGCACCACATGACTAATATCATTAACAAACGTGGGGAAATCAAAGCGTCCTCCTTCCACATATTTGACAAGATTGAAACTCCCTAATAGGCAAGCGCCGTAAGGAGGGAGTGGCTGTTCTCCACAAGGGTTAGTGGCTTCAATAGTCTCGGCGTACCACATGTTGTTCATCTTGTTGATTGTGTCGATGAACAAAACGCCGGGTTCAGCCCAGTCCCAGGTGGACCGCATGATCTGATCCCACAACGCAACGGGGTCGACTTCTTCATATACCCTGCCTTCAAACGACAGAGGGAACGGTTTTTTTGCCTCTAGGCATTTCATAAATTCGTCAGTTACGCCGACCGAAATGTTGAATCCTGTCAGGAAATTTTCGTTATGTTTACAGGTTAAGAACGTCTGAATATCGGGATGATCAATTCTTAAAACGCCCATTTGTGCGCCCCTGCGATGTCCGCTTGAGGCTATGGTTTGGCAGACAGCATCAAAAATTTGCATAAAGCTCACGGGGCCAGAAGCTTTGCTTTCCAGCGACTTAATCATGTCACCTTTAGGGCGAATACGTGAGAAGTCGTATCCAATCCCTCCACCTCTACGCATGGTCTCGGCGGCTTCTGCTGCTCGCTCCATGACGCTATCCATCGAGTCATCGATGGTGCCAGAGACAAAACAATTGTACGCAGTTGTTTGTCTGATACTGCCCATAGCATTCTGCACGCGACCGGCAGGGAGAAACCTTAGATGTCTTAGAGCATCTTTAAATTCTTCAAAGTGTGAAGGGCTGTCTTTGAGGCTGTCAGCAATACGAACGACTTTAGAATAGAAGTCTTCCCCGGTTTGTCTGTATTTAATTGTGTCAATTTCTTCACTGATCGGCAGTGACATACCGTAATGTTGATTCGTCCCTGCCATCATAATTCAGTCTTTCCTTCCAGTTGGTTGATTCTCATCTCAGCGTAACGGA